TCAAATCTTTTGTTTCTCTCGTGGTGTTTTAGGTACTTTTTTCAACGTAAAATCATTGGTTAATCCGCAGATAAAATCCATTGAAGCGCCTGTGTATTTAGAAATACTAATCAGATTTTCTATTTGAAAACCAAGTTTACCGGCTTTTACTTTGGTAATATTCGTGTAGTCAAAACCAATCTTTTCACAAAATGCTTTATCGGTTGGTATCTTACCAACTATTTTGCATTGCTGCATTAAATGCAGGGCTCTTTTATTCCAAATTTCCATGATTATATTTTTACTTCACCTGTGTTAATCGCATCTTCTATCTCGCACATATAATTCACGATATTGCCTCCACCTACTTTGAGGATGTATTTAAAGCCCCTTTTTTTATTGCCCATTTTGTCGACTTTCTTTACATCGAGATTTAATCCATTGTATTGACGGCTAATTGGCGTTACTGCAGATGGACCGCTCATTACTGCCACCCAACTTGCAGAAGAAGTGTGTATGTATTTGAAATCGCCGTTTGGTAGCGATCCACGACCGCATTTAATCTGATCGCCCTCCCAAATAACCTTACCATTAGAAAGAACAATCCCCGATTTTTTATCTGCAGTTGTGTCTTTTACAACCGTTACTTCCTGACCGATTGACTTCAAACAAAGAAGTAGAATAATGCATGTGAATAACTGTTTCATAAAATTTAATTTTCTATGATGGTTAATGTATTTGATTTAAAAACCCCTGTTACCCGAAAAATATTTTTGATTTCGCTTTTATGAAGGTGAAAAGGTGGGTAACAATATTTCCCTTTTCGTGGCCCGGATTCGTGTTTTAAATTATTATCTGATACCAACTCCAATGTTTCAGATTCTCGGTTATCGTCCTTATAATAAACTCTTTTAATCCATAGATCATTGCTCGATTCAATCACATAAACACTGCCAGGGTTAACGGCAAAATCTTCGATTAATCGAATACCAATAATGCAGCCGCTCGGATAATTAGGTGTCATGCTATTACCGGAAACACGGATGGCGAACTGAGATCCCTGAAATAATTCGCTAATCATTAGTTTTCCAACAGGTTTAGAAGCAGGAAGAATTTCTCCTTCTGTTTTTAAAGATGCATTGGCGCCAACATTATAATAATCCAAAGTTCGCTCAATGGGTATGGTTTTTTGATTTCGTCGATTGGCGATAAAATTTTTATCCGAATTGGATGGATTAAACATTTCACCATTTCCGTATAATAACCATTCTTTATTCACATTAAATAAGTCCACAATTTTATCAATATAATTATCCGATAAAGAACTTCCTTTTTCTGCTCTTCCAAAATAACTCGGATCTGCATCAATAGCCATCGCAAACGCACGACTGCTTTTGATTTTAAGCGTTGCACGAAGTACAACCAATCTTTTTCCCAACTCTCCCCAATCAATCTTATACATAATGTGGATAATTATGTGGATAAAATATATAGACTAAAATTTGGATTGTCTATATAATAGTCCTTACCTTTGTTATGACAAAAATAGGAACTAAAATGGAATTATCAATAAAAGCAACTAAAAAAATAAAAGAAAGCACTGCATTGCGCTTAAAAATAGCCCTGGAATTGGGTATCGGCGAAGATGCGGTAAAAAGGGCCTTAAAGAGAAAAAGCAAGTCTTTGCTCAATCATTCGGCCATCAGGGTTATTAAGGCCGAAACAGGGTTAACAGAAGAAGAAATATTGGTTGATAAAAAAGCAGTAGCATAATGAACACCACAGTAACACATAAGAAACTAAACAACATAGCAATAGGCGAGTGGATTAATGCCAACAAAGCTGCCGAACTGCTCGGTATCACTACAAAAACGCTTACCAACTATGTGTGCATGGGTAAAATTCCTGCAGATGCGATTAGAGTGGGATGTACCGGAAAGAAATTCTTTAACTCCAATAAATTGATTGGATTATGAAAACAACACACAGAACATCATTTGTTTCCGATTACGGAAAATTATGGGAGATAGAATTCACCGCTATTGATGGCGAAGTGGATGGTGTGAATTGGATAAAAATTGATGAAAAATATTTTGATGTTAAAACGGTGGCCAGGGAAAACAGAATCCTTGCAGCAGTAGAAAAAAGGGTGGATTTATACGAGGTGATTGCAGATGATACTTATGAAAGAGAAACACATCATTTTGTAGATAACGATTAAAAACAACCTATATGTTAAACGTAAGAGAACAAAAAGCCGAATTAAATCTTCTCGAAAACATACTGAATGACATCAGAAAAACAGAGGATTTATTTGAAAATATTGACGAAGAACATTGTGCCAAAGAAGTTGAAAAACTTGAATGGAGATACAAAAGCGAAATACAGCGCATTAGCCAATCGCTTTTAAACAAAGACAACGTAAGAGTAATTCCTAATCAAAATTAACCTATATGACCTGCTCAGCTACCATTATGGGAACGATATCAAAGACTTATCGTTTTTCAAGAGAACAAACCATCTACCGGTTGCGGATGATTCCTAAAGGGAGTTTATACGGCGCATCGATTAACAGATTTTTAAATGAGGGAGAGAAAACAGATAAAGAGGTATATGATAACTGTGTTAAGATGCTTAAAGATCAAATCCGGGATTGCCCAAATCAAATGAGACATTTATTGGGCCTCAATTCATTTGATTACTTCAAACACCTTTCATTATGAAACACCTTGCCATTAAAACATTTTCGCTATGCATGATCATTGTAACATTTATGATTACCAATGATTTGAAATTGGGTGTTATTGTCGCATTACTTATTGCATTTGCAACATTTTTTTATATCGAGGTAGTTGATGCGCCGAGGGGTTGGCAGGATAAAAACGGATTTCATACAGAAGATAAAGATGTTAGTTAATAAGCGGTGAAGTAGTACACATGAGTGAAGCATGTAGGAAAGTAACCGCTTTAAAAAAGTTCTTTAATATTTTTTTTCATAAGCAGTTGTGCAAGCAAAAACGAGGTGGGTTTCCACTCACCTCAATTTTTTAATTAAAAAACGAACTATGAAATATTATTCAAACGCATTGCTCGAAGCAATACAAAATGCAGTAGGAACAAAAAGTAAAAAATAAATTTTTAAATCAAAAACTAAACAATATGGCTATCAACGCAACCAATAATGGACAGAAAAAAGAAATCATCGCTGCCGGTAACTATGCGGCACGTTGTTATCAAATGATTCATATTGGTACCATTCAAGAAAACATCTTAGGCGAACAAAAGATTTTAAATAAGGTTCGCATCGGTTGGGAATTACCAACTGAATTGAAAGTATTTAATGAGGAAAAGGGTGAACAGCCTTTGGTGATTAGCGAGGAATTTACCTTATCGATGCACGAAAAAAGTAAATTAAGAAAGTTCTTGGCTTCCTGGAGAGGGAAAGATTTTACCGAAGAGGAAAGTAAGTGCTTTGATATTACAAAGCTAATCGGTGCTAAGTGTATGCTTAATATTATACACAAGCCATCTAAAAAGGATCCATCAAATATTTACGCAGTAATCGGAAGTGTTTCTCCAGTCCCTAAAGGATTAAATGTTCCTGATCAAATCAATCCAACTTTTATTTTGGATTATGACAATTTCAGCGAAGAAAAATTTAATTCATTACCTGATTTTATAAGAAACAAAATGATTGCTTCTTTGGAGTATGCCAAACTTAAACAGCCGGAGGTTACTCACACAGGAACAGATTATAATGATGTAAATAGTTTGCAAGAACCAATTGATGATTTGCCTTTTTAATGACAACCTTATACAATCATAACTCATTGGGTAACGCTGAAAAACCTTTGATACCTAACAAAGATTTCAAAGAATTGTGCAACCAAATAAAAACTGATGAGAACGCTTTACCCAATGCTTTAAATAAATGGACTTTAGAGCATTTTCAAAAACAATTAATTAATCAATTACACATTAAATATCATGGAACTTACAACAATACAAACGCTCAATCTTCTTCCTGATACCAAAGATCAGATGAATGAATTTATTGAATTAACCGTGCAGGATATTTTAGAAAATGGTTATGATTTTAAGGAATTACTTGTAAAGAAAAAATTATGGATGGACACAATAGAAGGGATTTTTTCTGACAAGCGAATTAAAGATTTTTTTATTGATGAGTATAATAAAGAAAAATCCAAAGAGATTGGTTTTGGTAATGCAGTTATTAAATTAGGCTCTCGCAGGTCATGGGATTATTCTCAATGTAATGATTCCACTCTTGAAACATTAAAGCAAAATATCGAGCCTTTAAAAAAAGAAATAGCCACAAGAGAAAAGTTTTTACAAACTATTTCCAAACCTGTTGCTGATTCTGAAACCGGAGAATTGATTTACCCGGCGGCTTTTAGTACCAATGAATTTTTTACTGTAACAATTAAGTAATGTTTACACCTACAAATATCGCTACACCCGAAGAAATATTTAAAGCCTGTACGGAAATACAAGGTTTTCTCGAAGCGCATTATGAAGCTGATAACGGAGATGCCTGTGTTGAAAGAGGACAAGCAATTGAAAATTACATGGCTTTAACAAGTAAATTATTGGCTGATGCTAAACATCACGAACAGTCATTGCTTAATTCAAAGTTTATCAACGCTGTAAAGATTGGTGTTTCAGAAAGTATGTCAGCAAGTACATTGAATAAATATCTCGATACGCTTGTTGCTGATTACACCTACTTAGTTAATTGGTGCGAAAGATTAAATAAATCATGCACTCATTCAATTGAGTTCTTAAGAACAATCATAAGTAAGTTGAAGCAGGAAATGTATAACAGCCAAAGAAGTTTTTAAATGAAAAGTATTAACAAAAATACATCAATAATTAACTGCCAATTTCCTGCATGCAAAAGAGAAGCGATTAAAGGTATTTATTGCTATGATCACAATAGATTAATGGGAACAGCCAAAGAAGTAAAGCCGGTTAAGGAAATTCCTAAGTCAAGTGAAAAAGGTAAAGAGATAAAAGACGAATTAAAAAAACGATACCCTAAGTATTTAAAGAAGCATCCCTTCTGCAATATTAAAAGCCCGGTATGTACAAAGATTGCAGTTTGTGTAAACCATACGCAAGGAAGGGGAAAGAACGAAGTATTAAACGAAGAAACATGGGAGCCAAGTTGTATCGCTTGTAATAGCTATATCGAACAGCATCCGGATTGGAATGATAGACAACATAAAAAAAGAAGACATGGAAAGTAATTTAATCAGTGCCTGCAAGCAGTTAATCTGCGTACCCAAAACAAAGATTTTCTTTTATGATCCGATTACAGTGAAGTGTGGTGCAAAGGTATTAATGAAAGTATATGCTTCTATGGTAACCATTGATAATAAATTAACCGTGATGGACCAAAAAGAACAATGGCACGAAGTAAAAGAGGGTGGTTTAAATGCAAGGCACATCGCCAGGGAATTACATTATCGATTAAATAAAATGATGAAACAAGCTGCATGACAAAAGATATTGTTTTAATAGAATTGTTTTCCGGGATTGGCGGCTTTGCAAAAGGATTATCTGATGCAGGGTTTAACATCACACATCATTATTTTTCAGAGATTGATAAACATGCAATAGCAAACTATAAATATAATTTTCCCAATGCAGAATATATCGGATCAGTTGTCGATGTTTCAGGAGAACCAATTAGAGCAAAGCATCCACACGAACACATCATTGTTACTTTCGGATTCCCTTGCCAAGATATTTCAATTGCTGGAAAACGCAAAGGACTTATCGAAGGTACACGAAGCAGCTTATTGTTTGAGGCAGGTAGGATTATCATTGAATGTTCCGCACAAACTTTCATTGCTGAAAACGTTAAAGGGTTGTCGAGTGTCAATGAAGGAAGAAGTATCTACGAAGCACTTAGATTTCTTACCTTCTTTAATACAGATAGTGCACAATACACAGTTGAGTTGCAGCTTCTTAATACAAGTTGGTTACTGCCCCAAAATAGAGAGAGGTACTACTTTGTCGGACATATTGGAACAAGAGGTTGCAAAAGAATATTTCCTATCACAGAAAATGATCGATTATTTAATGATTCGGAAAAATCAAACAAACGATATGCACAAGCCAAACATAGTGCCACTTGCTTTCAAGCAAGTGGCACTATGAAAGCAGATGATACATTTATTGAAGTGCAAAACGGTTGCGTTAATAACCCGGGTAAATTAATATATAAAGAAACTGCAAATAATATTGATGCTAATTATCATAAAGGAGCGGATATACATGCTCAAAGAACAATTGTTCAAGTTAAGCAAATAAATGATTCAAAAGAAAGTAATGGTCAGCAACCGTATATGCAAAATCGTGTGTATAATGAAGATGGATTATCTCCTGCATTATCTCAATTATCAGATAGAATAAATATCAAAGTAAAATCTGCAACAAAAGAAGGATATGAAATTGCAACTGAGGGGGATAGTATAAATTTTAGTGTGCCGAACTCTGCCACGCGGCGTGGCAGAGTTGGAAAATTACAATCCCAAACTTTAGACACACAAAGCAACCAGGCTGTTTTATTACAAGAATGTAATATTAGAAGGCTTACAGAGATAGAGTGTGAACGATTACAAGGCTTCCCGGATAATTGGACTAAATACGGGAACTATGATGGTGTAGTAAAAGAAATTTCAAAAACACAGAGATATAAAATGTTGGGTAATGCGGTAACCGTTGATGTGGTTAAAATTATTGGTAAAAAATTATTAGCACTATGAATAAAACATAGCGTCAAATATATGCTCCTCGAATAGCTGCAATCATTAAAGAAAATGAAGGCAAGTCTATAAAGGAGATTAAGAAAATATTACAGCAATCTAATACCGGACAATATACCCATCACAAAAGAATGTGGTCGGATGAATCATTAAAACAATTGGGTTTAAAAAAGACAAAATCAAAATTTCAGGAACAACAAAAACAACTGACTTTATTATAAACCGTGAACATCATCGAACAAAAATATTACCGTTTAATAAAATTAGTTGACAAAGAGCGTCAACTTGAAAAAAAGCAATCTAAATATCCCAATAATATTGATCGTGAGGCTTTGAGGAATGTAAGGTATTCTATTGACAAAATACTAAAAGAAGAGCAGATTGAGCGACAATATTTAGAGAAAATAAACCAATGAAATATTATTTTTCGTGATAGTAAAATTTACTATTTTTGTAATAGCGACAATGGAATAACAAAATGGAAACCCTAAAAAAAATATTAAAAATAAGCCGGGCGAAATTCTTCTTCATTTTGTGGTTTTGTCGCTATTACTACAGCCCGGCATTTTTTTTATTTTTTAAACAATAGCGACAATGGCAAACGATAAGAAAGGCTTTCTTTTATACGCAGATTACATACACACCATTTCTAAAATGCCTAAAACAAAACAGGCAGATTTGTTTATGATGATTTTAAAATATGTTAATGATCAGAATCCGGAAACTGATGATTTAATTGTGAGTTTGGTGTGGGAACCAATAAAACTTCAGTTAAAAAGAGATTTAGTGAAGTATGAAACATTTCGTACAAAACAAAAAGAAAATGGTAAAAAAGGAGGACGACCTACGTCTGAAATCAAAACCCAAAATAACCCAAATAACCCAAGCCTTTTAGAAAAAACCCAAAAAAGCCTAACAGTTAATGATAATGTTACAGTTAATGTAAATGATGTTGTAGAGGAACCACAACAACCTCCTTCACGGGAAAGTAAACTTTTAGAAATGTTTAAACGAGTTACTTCCGGATATGATGAAGAATTTTTAAAAGTTGAGGTTGAGAAGTTTATTAACAAATACCCGAATTGTATTGCGCTTCAATCGGGAGGGTTGGTTAATTCATGGGCAGCCAGGTTAAACAAAGCGGAACAGGAAAAATGGAAAGCGGCAAGTAAACCATCCAATCCAATAGATCAGGAAGAACAAAGAAGAATTGCGTTTGAGAAAAATCAAAAATTACTGCAATGAAACAAAAGATTGGAATTAAGTTTTCCGAAATAGAATTTTCAACCAATGGGAGGGTGATGCCGGAAGCTATTCAAGTTGAAAAAGATGTGCTTGGTGCGATTATGGTGGAACCTTCTTGTTTTGATGTAGCGAAACAAATTCTTTCATCGAGCGAAGCGTTTTACAAATTGGAACATCAAAAAATATTTGAGGCTTTTGAAAATATATCGGCACGTTTTCAATTACCCGATTTAACCGCAACGGTGCATGAATTAAAGAAAATGGGTGACTTGGATTTTTGCGGAGGGGTTTATGGAATTGCTCAATTAACCAATGCTATTACCGGAACATTGTTTTTAGAGAGAGATTGTTTGATTTTAAGAGAAAAATTTATTCGCCGATCATTAATCGCCATGTCTGCCACACTTTTTAAGTTCGGATTCGAGGACACGACTGATACGTTGGACATTGTGGATTATTGCCAAAAACAATTTGATGGATTAGTGAACAATATTTCATCAGGAACGGGCGAATTAGCATCAAATATAGCTTCTAAAGTAATTCTTGATATAGAACAGATACTTCACAAAGAAGTTGAATTCACAGGAATACAATGCGGATTTGAAACTATTGACAAAGCAACTTGCGGATGGCAACCCACCGATTTAATTATTTTGGCTGCTCGTCCTTCTGTTGGTAAAACCGCATTTGCTTTAAATGTCGCTCGAAATATTGCCAAATTATGTAATAAGGTTGGTTTATTCTCTTTAGAAATGGGCAAGAAACAATTGGTTAAAAGGCTTCTTTCCACGTCTTCTCAAATAAGGCTCGATAAAATCAATCGTGCACGGCTTTCTAATGAAGAGTTTCAATCTCTTTTGATTAGTTCGGGCCATAAAGAATTCGAGAATATTACAATTGATGATACTGCTGGTATCAACATTTTTGAATTCCGATCCAAAGCAAGAAGGATGGTAAAAGATGGCGCAAAAATTATCATCGTGGATTATCTGCAGTTAATGAGCGGATCCGGAAAAGAACAAAACAGAGAAGCCGAAATATCTGCTATTTCGAGAGGAATGAAAAAAACGGCCAAAGAATTAAATGTGCCTATTATTTCACTTTCTCAGTTAAGTCGAAAAATAGAAGATAGGGCCGGAAAAGAACCACAGCTTTCCGATCTCAGGGAATCGGGAGCCATTGAACAAGATGCTGACATTGTCGGATTCCTGATGAGAGACGAGGCGCAAAATATGGAAACAGAAGTGAATGGATTTTTAAAGATAAAAAAACACAGAAACGGTCCATTGATTGACGTGCCGTTAAAAATAAAACTTGACCTGCAGGAATGGTATGAAGATAGCCCGATGCTAGGTTGGAAACCAATAACAAATTTTAATAACGAATAATCATGAGTAAACGTAAACTACCAAAAACAGAAGAACGGATTGAGTTCATAAAAGAACATCCGAATATGACACCGAAAGAAATTGCAATTCATTTTGGCGTTGCGCCGTGCACTATAAATCAATTAATCCTGATGTACAAGTTAAGGCCTAAAGTAACATCTACTATTCAAAGGTTGCCCGGCTTATTCCAATCAAAGAAGTTTATATTCTCAATTAAATGAAGCGATGTAATGCCATTTCATTTTACGATAGAAGATTTGAAAAAAAGCAAAGTAGCGGCAATCAATCCGCAACTACTCGGTAATTCCGACACGTTGAAAAAATCAAAGTACCGATCAAAAAGAACGGAAGTGAATGGGATTGTATTCGACAGTAAAAAAGAATCGGAGTATTATAAAAAATTATTGCTTTTACTAAAATCCGGAGAGATAGGATTACTTCAAAGACAGGTGAGTTATGAGTTAAACCCAGGTGGCACCCATTCACTAAAATACGTGGCTGATTTTGAGTATATCGACAAGAAAGGAGTGAAGCATACGGTAGATGTCAAAGGATTTAGAACAAGAGAGTATCGTAAAAAAAAGAAATTAATGAAACAAGTTCACAACATTATAATTGAAGAAATATGAAATCATTTGAAAGAGCGTGTTATTATCTGATCACAGCAAAGGATTTATTAGAAGCCAATAAACTTGAAAGGAAGCAGTATCAAAAACAAGTAATTGGCAGATGGATTGACAGGCTTTCTTATTTGATTGGCGAAATCAAATTGAGTTTAACCCCGGAAAGCAAAAAGTTATTCGATCAGGAAATGAAAGCGGATCCCGTTCAGTTGGTGAACGTGCATGAATTGATGCTCTCTATGACACCGGAGCAAAGAGATTTAATCGAGAAAGTGGCAGAAGGATTGGTTAAAGGAGAAATTGCGGAGTTTGTATAAATTTTGGATTCACTCACCCCTAAACAATAAAGTATGGAAAATAATATCCACGAATTAAAAACTTGGAAAGAATATTATGAACAAGTATTTATGGGCAGAAAAACATTTGAAGTTCGTAAAAACGACAGGAATTTTCAAAAAGGCGATATTCTTATTTTAAAAGAATGGGATAATGAAAAGAAAGAATACACAGGTCGTGAAATGGCAAGACGTGTTATTTATATTCTAAGCGGTGGGCAATTTGGTATCGAAAATGGATTTGTTGTTATGTCTATTGCATAATTAATTAAAAACATAAAACCACAATTATGAAAAAGCTAATCACAATCATTGCAGTATCCTTCTGCACTTTAATTTCTTGCACACATAAAGTGCAAAAAACTATTGATGAAAAAGACATTCAAGTTTGTGTTCAATGTGATAATATCAATGATGCTAATCCAATTTGGTATGTAACAGCGGTATTTCCTTATCATAATCCATACAATTATAATCCAATATTCATACCTCATATAGCATGGAATAAGGATTCTGTTCCTTATATAACGGAATACCATTTTTCTGATTCTATTTCAGCAAAATCTTTCGCAAAAAATTTTTCAACCCTCGATAAATACTTTACTTATTTGGATTCATTAGATAAAGCATTAGTAAGGTATAATTATATCGCTGATTCTTTAAAAGAAGCCAAGTTCTTCAGAACAATTAAAATTTATTAACTATAAATCATAAACATGAAAGATGTACCTGAAAAAATATTCCTTCAAGTAGAAGACAGCGAAGATGAAGATACTTTCAAAGACTTGGAAGGAGTGACATGGGGTTGTGAAAAAATAAACGAAAATGACATTGAATACATCCGCAAAGATTTATATGACGAAGCCGTTGCAATACTATCCGAACAAGTACCCAAAGGCGCATTTTCTGATTCAAAACCACCTAAACAATAATACACTATGACACAAGAACAAATAATAGAAGGTAATAAACTAATTGCAGAATTTATGGGTAATGAAAAAGTGAATAGAAACACTTCTGATGATGTTTATTTGCATTATTACAAATATCATTACTCATGGGATTGGTTAATGTCATCATGGTTAAAAATACTTAAATGGGGAGTTGATGAACATGGTGTTCAATGGACACAAGAATTAACACAAGATGGTGTGTTCATTTCTGCAAACAGAAATACTAAATGCAAGTTTTCTGTATTCGCATTTCGTGGTGCAATTGAAATAAAAGATGTGTGGTATTTAGTAGTAGAATTTATTAAATGGTATAACTCTAAAACTCAACAACTATGACACAAATACCAAACACACCCTTATGGGTTGAAGTAGTCCCGATTGAGGAAGAACCGTTTATAGGTACAGGCGATACACCTTTTTGCACAAATAAAAATGCTTTAGCACTTTGTTTAAAAGATAAAAGCATTGCATTACCCGAAGGTAAATTTGAAATAGTAGGTACAGTAACCGAAACAGAAATATCTTTCGACTGTGAGCCGTATCTACCAAAGCCATTAAAAGGAACTTATAAAAACTTTGTTAGTGGTATATTAGAATGCTTAACAGAACAAGATTCACTCCGTTCCCTTTTGGAAGCAAATGGATTTTATTGGGTTAACACAATTAGTAAGCCTCATCCCGTTGAATACGACTTATCTAATTCAGCAGAAGAAAATTATTTATTTGAAAAAAGATTTTTAGCATGGAGAGATGCAGAATCCAAAGAATTAAAACCCAACGAGAAGTTAGTTGTAATTAAAAAGATTGATTGATATGAAATGGTTTAAGCAAAAATTATGTAAGCATTTTTTTAAAGCATCTGAAATGCAATTAAGAGATGCAGATGGTAATGTTAAATGGAAATGCAGTAAGTGCGGTAAATTATTTATTGAAAAATGTGGTCTTGATATTTTAAGATATGGCAAGTGTGATGGTAATTGGGGGAAGTAATCATCCTTAAACAAGTAAACGTTTCGGCAGTACGTTAGCCGAATTAATTATATGAGTTGGTCAATTAATATTATAGGAAAACCTAAAAACGTTTCTAACGCTTTAGAAAGTTACAGCGAAAAATTAAGCGGACAATCTAAGGTAGAATTTGATGCTGCATTACCTTACATGATGGGTTTGGTACAGCAGAATTTTAACGAAAACGAACAGTTATTACCTGTTATTAAAATTGAAGCAAGTGGATATGGTTACGTTCAAGACGGTGTTCAAAAATACCGTAACTGCATTTGCAAAATCGAAACGCATCACGCTGAATTAGTCTAACCCTGAATGGTTCTCGTATCAGTTCGATTCTGATACAGGGGCAAACAATTAAATATAGTATAGTTATGAACAGAGAGATAAAAATTAGAGCATGGGATGTTTATAATCAAAGAATGGTTTATGAACCGTATCTTTTTGAAAATAAACCCGATTATTTAGATAACCCAGAGCCTTATAGATTTTATGAAACTTGGCAAGATGTTGAAGATGGAATTGGTAGGCTTTGTTATATTATGCAATTCACAGGACTTAAAGACAAAAACGGAAAAGAGATTTACGAAGGAGATATTTATCTTTCATTTGGGGGTTTAAAAAATATTGTTGAATTTAATGATGGGGCTTTCGGATATTGGGTATATCCAGATAAATCCTATAAATATTTTATTACGTTTTCAGAAAACAAACACTTTGAAATTAATAATGGAGTTTCAAATAAAATAGAAGTAATCGGGAATATTTATGAGAATAGTAATTTATTAATAAATGGGTAATAATAAAAACAAATTAATTGATTTTAATTGTGATTATTGTGGTGGTTTATCAAATGATAAGCCTTCTCACTTTAAAAAATATAAAAGACATTTTTGTTGTAGAAAATGCTACTCTTTATTTAGAAAATATCTTTTACCATTTACAGAACAACACGCATATAAGGGGATTAGAAAATTTGGAGAATCTAAACAAGTATATCATCGGAATTATTGTAAGAATAACCCAGAAAATATTTCTCATTTAAAATCGAGAAGATATGCCCGTGAAAAAAATGCAGAGGGAAGCCATTCACTTCAAGAATGGAATGAATTGAAGGAAAAATTTAATCAAAAATGTGCAATATGTGGAGAATTTAAAAAATTAACCAAAGACCATGTAATTCCTTTGTCGAAAGGAGGAACTGATTATATTTCAAATATTCAACCTTTATGCAAAAACTGTAACAATTAAAGATTATTTTGGAGAGTAAAAATTATGGGTGAAGAAATAAGTTCGGGTATATCTCACAATACTTTGCAACAACGGAAGCGGTAATGTTGGAACGAATACGCATCACCCTGTTTAAAATTTAAAATTATGATAGTAATAGGTTATCAAGGAATCGGTAAATCTACTTTATCAAAAACCAATGACAAGTATATTGATTTAGAAAGTGGAAATTTCTTTGTTGATGGAACAAGGCAAACCATTTTTTTAAACGCTAAATAGTAATTTTTACTATTTCAGTCAAAAAATCATAATTTTGAGTTATGGCGAAAACTGATCAAATCATTAAAGTCAAGATTTCCGATATAAAACCCAACCCCAAGAATCCCAGGGTAATAAAGGACGACAAGTTCAAGAAACTTGTTAAATCATTAACAGAATTCCCCGAAATGCTCGAAAAGCGGCCTTTAATCTGCTTTACCGATAAAGACAGTAAGCTCGTTGTATTGGGCGGAAACATGCGCCTGAAAGCGGCAAATCAAATAGGCTTAAAGGAATTGCCGGTTATGCTTGCAGACGATTGGACGGAAGAAAAGAAAAACGAATTCCTGATAAAAGATAATGTTGGATTTGGAGAGTGGGATTGGGATGATCTCGCCAATGAATGGGATGCCGAACAATTAACCGAATGGGGATTAGATATTCCCGATTTTAAAACAGCGTTGGAGGCACAAGAAGATGATTTTGATGGTGTGCCACCAAAAGAACCGATTACTGTATTGGGAGATTTGTATGAGTTGAATGAGCACCGTGTTTTATGCGGCGATAGTACGCAAACAGATACTTTTGAAAAGCTATTCGCCGGGCAATTAGCGGATTTAGTTGTTACAGATCCACCTTACAATGTGGATTATCAGGGTGGAGATAGAACTGAAATGAAAGCTTTGCATAGAAGGACAGATGGATTAAAAATCGCCAATGATAAAATGGACGATAATCAGTTCTATAAATTTTTATATGATTTTTTTACAGCACTTGGAGCATATACAAAAGCCGGAGGCGCATGGTACGTTTGGCATGCTGACATGGAATCTGTAAATTTTAGGACCGCATTTAAAGATTCAGGACTTACTCCAAAGCAAAACCTTATTTGGGAAAAAGATGTGATGGTTATGGGAAGACAAGACTATCATTGGCAACATGAGCCATGTTTGTATGGATGGAAAGAAGGTGCAGCACACGGTTGGTACAGCGATAGAAAACAAACCACTATTTTAAAATTTGAAAGACCGAGAATATCAAAAGAGCATCCAACTATGAAACCAATCCCTTTAATCGCTTATCAAATAGGCAATAGTTCAAAACAGGGCGATATTGTGGCAGACGGTTTTGGTGGTTCCGGTACAACGCTTATGGCTTCCGATCAGATGCAAAGAAAGGCTTACTTGGTTGAACTTGATCCTAAATATTGCGATGTAATAGTAGCAAGGTTTATTAAATATCGTAAAGAAACGGCAAGCAGCTTAGTGATAAAGAGAAACGGCAAGCAGCTTAGTGATAAAGAGAAACGGCAAGCAGCTTAGTGATAAAGAAATTGAAAAGTTTATCGAAAACACGACAAAATAACAGAGGCAATACAGTGGCAGGCAAACCGACTATATCAAATCTTAAACCTTTCAAGAAAGGACAATCCGGCAATCCCAACGGCAGACCAAAGAAACTGCCAAAATTGGACGAGTTAATGGCTGAAATATTGGGAGAGGAAAAGGATGGTGTTACCGCTGCAAAAGCTATTCTTGCCAAATTAAGGCAAAAGGCGGTTTCAGGAGACATCAAAGCAGCAGAACTACTTTTAAATCGAGGATATGGCAAGCCAAAAGAAACAATTGATCAGAAAATCAGTATTGATAAGCCGATTAGTGAAAGAGTAGTAATATTCAAGTAATATGGCACCCATCGAGGTTAATGTATCTCCTAAATTTGATATTTTATATAATCTTCCTGCCGGAACAAACACGGTAATCTGTATTGGCGGCCGTGGCGGAAGTAAAACTTATGAGGTATCAAAATTTATTGCTTTTTCGGCCACTATACAAAAGAAAAGATGTGCGGTTTTGCGTGATGAAAAAGAAACCATTCGGGAATCTATTTTAAACGAAATACTGCAGCGATACGATACAGCAAATGAAACGGGCGTTTTGGATCAATATTACCAACGGCTCGATACCGGTATTAAAGACCGAGAAACAAATGAAACATTGGTTTTTACAAAAGGCTTTCGTGCTTCAGATAGTAAAAAAAGAGCCAACTTAAAATCAATATCCGATGTTGATATTGCATTGATTGAAGAAGCGGAGGATATAAGAGACGGAGAGAAGTTTGATATTTTCGCCGATTCTATTCGTAAAGAAGGTTCGCTGATTATTATTATCCTCAATACTCCTGATATTGGGCATTGGATTTTAAAAAGGTATTTCAATTTAGAACCGGCAGAGAAAGACGGTTATTTTAAAATCATACCAAAAGAAATACCTGGCTTTGTTTGTATTCAAACATCCTATCAAGACAACCCATTTTTACCACAACATATCATTGATCGTTATGAGGCTTATGGCAATCCTGACAGCCCATTTTACAATGAACACTATTATCTCACAGCAATAAAAGGTTATGCTTCTTCGGGCAGGAAGGGACAGATACTAAGAAAAGTAAAACCCATCAAGTTAGCCGATTACATGGCACTTCCTTTTAAAGAATATTACGGTCAGGATTTTGGAACGGCTTCTCCTGCAGGATTGGTGGGTGTTAAGTTCGATAAAAACAATTGTTGGGCAAGAATGATTAATTATAAGCCAATGTCAACGCTTGAAATAGCAAAATTGTATTGCCGATTGGGATTCGGGCCAAACGACAGAATTGTTGCAGATAACGCTGATGCAAAAGCCATTCAAAAATTAAGAAACGGTTTTCAACGAAGTGAATTATCGGAAGATGATTACAACAAATATCCTGGACTAACCAAAGGTTTTTATGTCGTGCCATGCGTCAAAGGACAGGATTCGATTACCAATGGTATTTCGATTATGGATTCAATGAATTTATTTGTTGTCGAAGAACATGCAGAGTTTTGGGAAGAAATTTATGGTTATTGTTACGAGCAAGACAAGAATGGAAACTTTACCAATGATCCGATTGATGATCATAATCATCTTTTAGACTCGTTAAGGTATGTGGTAAATGACCAAAGAGGCAAAATAAAATTTGAATTAAACGTGCGTTGAAAATTATTTTGGTTTATTAATAGTAAAATTTACTATTTTTATGCAACTTTATTATTTCAATGACAAACTTATCTGATATTTTTAGCAGGAATCCTCTTGCAATTCAATTAGACGAAGCTCGGAAACAATCGAAAAGATTGGCTTTACACATTACCGGTATCGGTTTGAAAGATGCTATTGAAACACTTGATGAGTTTGAAACAGAACAGAAAAAAAATATCAGACAAAAATATTCTCGCTCTAATCAGGACATTTTTGAACGCTTACATAAACCTATTGATAAAGTATTTTCCGCAAGAGGTGGATCCACTATCATCAATCTTCCCGACAGTCAGTTAAAACAATACAATGTTTTTTTAGCCGACATTAAAAAGGGGATGAATTTAAGAACATGGGTTCAAAATGTCGCTTTAGATGGTTACCATATTGATCCCAACGGCTTATTGTTTTTAGAAGTAGATCAGGACGGGAAGCCTTATCCTACTTACAAAAGCACGAATGATATTTTTTATTATGAGTTGGATGGCCGAAAAGTAAAAATGGTAATATTCACCGTTTCAGCAAAAGAAGCGGCTGAATATGCGCTTCAATCACAGTCAAGTTCTGTCATATTAGATAGATTGAATGCCAATAAAAAAAATAATTCGATAAAATATTACAGAATCGTTGATGATATTACCGATAAGATTGTTGAGTGGGATGGCAAAGAAGTGAAAGAAATTGATGCGCTAAATTTACCCAATCCTTTTATGCAATGTCCGGGCTTTGTGTTATCGGATATTTTTCAATTCAATTCAGATTTATTTGTTTCTCCCGACAGTAAAGTCGTTGAACTCGCCAATAGCTACTTAGCACAAAACAGCATTTTTGAAATTTGGAAGAACCTGCACATGTTTCCCAAACATTGGAGCATTGCTTCCAAATGTGCAACTTGTAACGGTACAGGTAAAAGAGCCGGTGAAGATTGTACAGATTGTAATGGTACCGGTGAAAGCAAACGTTCTTCTGTTCGTGATGAATTAATGATTTCCTCTAAGTTTCTTGAAAGCCAGGACGGAAAAATCAGCTTACCTGATAAGTTTGATGGTTATTCCACACCACCGATTGAGGCTTGGCAATTAAGTATTGATGATCTTGATAGATTATACTCTCAAATGTATTTTACCAAGTGGGGAGTAATGACTGATACCAAACCAATGGTGACAGTAGGCGATAAAACGGCAACACAGGTAATGAATGAAAAAGATGCGATGATCGATGCCTTGTGTGCTTATTCAAGATGGGCAGAAAGCATTGAGACGTTTATTATCGACATGACGGCGAAGTTAATGTTTCCGAATACTTACAAAGGTTGTTCTGTTCATTACGGCGATCGTTATACCATAGAAGGGCCGGATGTAATATGGGAAAAGTACAAAAATGCAAGAACTGCAGGCGCTTCACAATCCATTCTCGATAATTTATTGGTTGATTATTACGAAGCCAAATACCAGGGCGCACCCATTAATCTGCAGAAAGCATTGAAGCAGATGAAAGTAGAGCCTTTTGTTCACATGACAGCGGCGCAAGTATCGGTTTTATCAATTACGAATGAAGATAAAGCCTGTAAAACATATTTTTCTGAGTGGGCTTCAACATTAACCGACATGGATTGGATAATGAAAAACGAAGATGCATTGAGAAGCGAATTAATAACCTATGTAACGCCCAAACTTTCCACTATCGTTGAAGAAGTGGCGAGCCTTTCTGAATCAATCAAACAAGTATGACAATAATCGAACAAAACATTCAGGCAGCGACCAAAGCAGCCGATGCGATGGAAGACGATTTATTAAACAATGTGTATTCATCCGATGAGTTACTTGTAAAAAGTAAGCAGCTATCCGAAATGATTGGAACGGCTAATTTTTTATTGAAGATAAAAGCGGTGAATGATAGTAAATCAAAGATTGTTAAACTGAACTAACCAAATCAAAACAATATGCGGAAAAAATTCGTGAAAGAATTAAGAAAAATCGCAAACGAGCTGCCGGAAACAAAGGTTGATGAAATACAAACAGAGATTGTGGAAGGATGGCAGCTCATCAAAGAAGGAATCAAAGAAGTACAAGGAAAAGAAGTAAATCCAAAGTTCACTTACAAAAGAAAAAAGATTGTAAAGGTTGCGCTAAATCACGAAAACAAGCTGAAGCAAATATTTAAAACGCACGGAGTTAATGGCGTGGCGCAATATCAACAAGCCATTCTTGATCATCAGAAAATCGCAAACATTCACTAATATAAAAATTCACAAAAATGAAACACATCTTAACCGAGCAGGACTTAACAAGCAATCCTGAACTCGAAACAAAAGGTTTAAAAGTTGGAGATGAAATTGATATTCCCGAAACTGATATTGCAGATGAACAACAAAGCGCACCAACACAAACGGAATCAGCGAATGAACAAGAAGCAACGGAAAAAAGTGCGCCTGTTTTAGAATCAAAAGAAGAAGAAAAAAAAGAGGTTGCCACTACTAAAATCGAAACGCACGAAGAAGTGTTGGCAAGAGTAAATTCAGTTAACAAAGTAGGAGGAGAGCATGAAGAAAAAGAAAAGGTGGCTTATCCTGCACACAAGCCTTACGATAAATTTGAATGTGTAAAGGGAGAAAAGCAAATCACTTTATTGAATCATTTGGGTGTTCTTCAGCTAACAGAAGCAGAAGCAGCCAAAGACAATTCATTTTTAAATAAAGCCAATCCAAATCCGGTTTATCTTTTCCCTAAAGGTGAAAAGAAGATTGGCGATGTAGTAAAACTTTAATTCCTAATCAAAACATTTTTTATGTCAGAAAAAAAAGACGAAACTGTTCCATCACAAGACAGTGCACTCAAAAAAGCATCCGGCAATAAAGGCAAAAAGAAAACAGCCGAACAAATAGCCAAAGAACAAGCCAACCACGAACACTATAAATGGTTTGATGAATTCGAGGCAAGAATTCAGAAAAAAGAAGTGCGTAATATGTACACACAGCGGAACGAAACTATCATTACCGGTTGGCAATTGTCCGTTAAAAAGCATCCTAAATTTATTGAACCAAGTAATGCACTTGCACAAAATGCATTTGCCAATGGTGCCGATACCTTCGGAATTTTTAACTACCTCGTACCAAAAGACGAGAAAAAGTCAGGAGATTTCATTACTTACAAAGACTGGGCTATTGAGCAAGGTAAGGACTTGAAATCAGATATTAACATCATCTTAAATTCATAATATGGCACTCAAACAAGCAACATTAGATAAATTGAAGTCAACATTTAAGGGATTAGATGTTGATAAACTGATTACTGCTATTAAAGCAGAAGATGAGCAGGATGTAGATATTCCTGAAGTGAAAGTATTTACCGACACAGAACTTGCAAGCCGTGAAGAATCGGTTAAGAATTCGGGTATTAAAGTGGGTAAAGAAATCGCCATCAAAGAATTAAAAGAAACAGTTGGATTGGACTATGATGGTGAAGGAAGTAAGGATCCTAAAAAATTCGTTTCTGAATATCAAAAGAAAGTATTGACAGAAGCGAACATTAAAGAAAGTGATCGCATTAAAGAAAAGGAAGCGGCTATTGAGCAATTACGTTTAAACATCGAAAAATTAACCAACGAAAAGAACGACTTTTTGCGTAAAAGCAAAGAAGCTGAAATTGATGGTTTGATTTTATCGAGCACCATTGATAAAAAACCCGATAACCTTACCAATGCCGAATGGTTGGCTGTAATAAAGCTGAATAACCAAATTGAAGAACACGAAGGGCAATTAGTGGTTAAGCGTGAAGGTAAAATAGTGCAGAATCAAACCGATTTAAAGGCCATACCGGTAAAAGATGCATTGTTAAGTTTTATTGATGAAAGAAAACTCGGTAAAGTAGAACAGCAACAACAGCAGCAAGGTGGCAGAGGTGCAGGAGACAGCAAGGTTTCTGCATTGGGTATTGTGAACATGAAGCAATTTAAAGAACATGCCAAATCACAAGGAATTAGTGAAAACGGTGAAAAGGCACAGGCTTTACTTGCAGAAATAGTTGCGGCCAATCCTAATTTTAGTTTTGCGGAATAGTAAAAATTACTACCTTAGCATTTTCATATAGGCAAGCAATCGTTAATTACCCTCTGTTTTTACGGAGGGTTTTTTCATGGTGTACAAAAAATAAATTTGGCGAATAGTAAAAATTACTACATTTGTATCGGAGGCGGTGCTTCCAAAGTCTTCGGGTAGGTTACCCAATGTTTTATCGGAACGGTGTTCCAATGTCAGAAGCGTAGGTTACGCAAATCATTGATGCGGTGCATCACTAATAATGCCTTAATCTATTTTATCATGGCAAACTTCGTTTCGAGTGCATTACTTGCATTCCAATCTAAAATCAATAAAAAATATAACGCAGCCGAATTACGTGAGCTGCAAAACCCAATCTTAAAAAACGCACTTGGTTATAGTGATTTTATCTTAGCCAATGTTGCACAGATCAAAGAATCTGACAAACGTTCAGTTTACACTTACTATTTAAAGAAAACAGCAGCTACTAATGGCACTGCTCGTTCTTATGCTCCTTCAGGTTCACAGGGCGATTCAGGTCAGGTATCTCTTTCATGGGTAACCTTCAGCGAGCCTTTAGGTATTAACATGCAAGTAGGTGCTGACAATGTTTTCGACACAATGACTTTGCTTGATTATCAAATATGGGATAAACAACGTATTCTTCGTGAAAGAATCGGTACATACATTGTTCAGCAATTGCACAACAACAGAACGCAAACCTCTCCATCTGTTGCCGGTGTTACCCGTAACATGACATGGAACGGAACCAACTTTGCATTTGAGAATGATGCAAATCAATTGGATTTATTCTTCGAGAACGCTGCTTCTGTAATGCGCCAAAACAAGTATTATGACAAATTGGATGTAATCGCTGATCCGGTGATTTTCAAACGTGCAAGATATGACCAGAGTCAGTCAAACGGAAATGCTCAAAACTTGGCATTTCAGTTCCAATCTTACAATCCGGGTGGTATCATGGAACACGAAGTATTAGGTAATGAAGTTGCAACAGCTTACACAGGTGGTTGTGCAATTGTATTACCACAGGCTTCTTTTGCAGTGATTCCTTGGATTCCAAAAATCAACCGTGAAGGATTTGGTGATTATGAAAGCTATAATGGTGGATTCGGTATGTTACCCGATGCAACCGGATTAGATTTAAAATATGCTGTTCGTGGTTGGGCTCAAAAGCAAGATACTTCCGGCGCAGGCGGTGTGGTTCAAGATATTCACATGGATTTAGAGTTGTCAGTGGATATTGCTTTCAACACTGCACCAATTAGTAACAGCGGTGAAACTCCGGTTTACGAATTCGGTCAATTGGGATCATAATTTTTCAATTTTTAAAATTTTTCATACATGAAAAAGCTATTATTCATTTTGTCACTTGTTGTTTTATCGTTTGTTACAAAGGCGCAAACAGGACAGGCGTATTCAATACCTACTGTTCAGGGAGATACCTTAAACAATGCCGATACTGTAAGCAAGGTTGTTAAAGCAACTGCAGGTTACAGCGCCATCGGTATTCAGGTTAACTTAAATAAAATTTCCGGTACGGTAGCAGGTAAAGCGTATTTGTATCAAAGCCAGGACGGTTATAATTATGCGTTAACCGATTCTGCTTCTTATACTACTGCTCCATGGTTTGGTTCTAAAGGTGCTTATTCTGCCTTAGTTCCAACCTATACGCATGTGGCTTACTTCCAAAAACAAACATCGCCATCGACTTATTATTTAGTCAAAGCGGTCAGTTCGGGAACGGTCAGCGCAGCAGTAAAAGTGCTTTACACATCAAGGCAATACTACATTACAAAACCTTAATCACAATGGCAACAGCTATCAAATACAGCAATGGTTATCGCTTGGACGATGTCTTGGGTGCTTTAATGAATCGCACTCGTTGGAGACAGCCGACAAGGTCAGATTTTCCTATGACCTTATCTGGGGATAATATATGGGCCGCAGGAGATAACTATTCACCTGTATTTGATGCTGTTCATAAAGCTGTTACGCCTTATAATATTTGGATTACACAGGAAGATACAAGTATTACTTCATCCAACTTTAATCAGTTGTTGCAGAACTTGCAAATCGATGCGATTATCAAAGTATTGAAAGGTGTGTTGAATAAAAAAGAGTGGCTTGAAAAAAAGTTGATGTTTGAGCGTTTCGGAAGAACAGACTATGTAAACCCCAACACGGGCGTTTTTGTAGGAGTTAGGATAACACCGGCTAAAGAATTTGATGTTACCTGTCAGATTGATAATGTAGCGTTGAAATTCGATAGTAATGTAACCTTTAACTTATATCTGTTCCACGACACACAACCAACCGTTCCTGTTGCAACTATTCCGGTAACAGCCGTTGCAAATCAACAAGTGGTAATTCCAATTGATCAGATGTTATCTTATGCGAATGACGGCCATAAATCAGGCTGTTATTATCTTGGATATTTTCAAAGCGATTTGGGTTCAGCGCAAGGAATCAATGAGATTATTCAAAATTTCAACACTTGCAATTATTTTGGGATGGTTCCAATAGAACTTCCTGTTGTCGGTTCTAATGGCATTAACGTTAATAACGTGTCTTTTACAATCAAAACGCACGGCTTTAATCTTCAAATGTCCGCTTTTCGTGATTACACGCAAATGATTGTTGATAATGCTTATTTGTTCGATAATCTTATCGGCTTACAAGTAGCAGCCGATGTCATAGAAATGATTCAGAATAATACGAGGACAAATAAAGACCAACGTATTACTAAAGAAATGACATCTCAATTATACAGCGATTTAAATGTTGCTCAATCAACCGATCAGATGCCGTTTAGCGTTGGGTTAAAAACAAGAATTCAACGTGAAGCGGAAAGAGTGAAAAAAGAGTTATTCCCTAAACCAAAAGTTTACTCAATAACTCACGACACAGACGAAGCAAATATTTACGGAACACCACCTCCAATGATTGATGTGTTTAAATATTAAGAGATGAATTATTTAAAAGATTCAGTAACAGGAATAGACAGGCCCATTCAAGCATTGCAGACTTTTTTATATAGTCAAGTGAAAGCTCTTTGGAATTTAAGCGATACAAGTTTTAATATGTTCGGCAGGGCATACCGGAATCAAACCGAGGACGGTTATGTTCCCGAATTCTTTACAGGAGGATTAGATTACAATGATCTTTTCTTCGATGATAAAGTAAGTGCCACAGCTTTTTTTGGCGTTGCTGAAAAGCAAACGTATGCATCCGGATCCGCAACGGCAGATGTTTTTTTGATATTCATGGTCAACTTGGATAAAATTAAAACAACCGGTAAAAGATTAGATGAAGAAGCCAGGAACGACATTGAAATTCTTTGTTCGCAACAACGTAACAGTTTCACAATGGTAGGATTTGATACCGGATTAGATAGTGTTTTTAAAGAGTACACAGGTTGGAAAAAGAAAGACGGCATCAAATACAGGGATCAGCATCCTTATCATTGTTTCAGGATCAATTTCAAATTATTGTATAACATAAAAAAATCGATTTAACATGGCTACTTTAAACGCACTTCAAAGTGCTTCAAGATTCGGTAATACGGGAATCATTGCCCCTTTTACCGACATTAAAAATATCATTGGAGCGATTATCGTTCCAAAGGGTACCACTTTCGCCGTGTCGAGCATACAGTCAGTTTTGTCAGCAGGTTGTTTAAACTCCAACCCATTGGCAAGATTTTATCCTGTTTTTGATTTTGAGGCCACTAAAGATGGCAGCGAAGCAAAAACAGTTCAAACATTGGCTACCGGTGCGAAACATGTGGTGAAAGAGGGTTACAATGATCATTCTTTCCAATTTGTAAATGGAGGAAAGGATTTACAAGCCAATCTGCGCCAATTCAATGGTTCTGCATGGGATTTCTTCTATGTGGACGGTGGAGAATATGGTGTGGCAAATTCTCAAAAATTAATTGGTATTGCAGGTGCAACAGCCGGTTACATTCAAGCCATTCCAACAGATGGAGGCTTTATTTGGACTGACAATTTCGTATTAAATGATGCGACTAAAATCGCTGAATACATGATTGGATTTGTGTTCAAACAGAAGTATTTGAATGATTTAATGGCTTTCGTTCAATTGCCTTTTGATGCGCCTACAACTTTGTATGGTTTAACTTCTATCAATGTTGCCGGAGTTACAGATACAACTTCAGGAAGCTATGATTTAACATTGACTACAAAGACAGGCACTAATTTGGGCGATTTGTATGCAACAGCAATGGCAGCAGCAGGAAACTTTACTGCCAATAATACTGCAACAGGCTTGGCAATCGCTATTACCGGTGTTACTTACAATGCGACAACAAAAGCATTCGTGGTGGCATTAAATAAGAGCGATGCGAATTACCCAACAAGCGGAACGATCACATTCGGTTTGGCTTCTCCAACTACCTTGAACACAGCAGGTGTATTAGGTGTGGAAGGTGCAAATACCGTGGCAATTACTAAAAACTAATAATTGTGGGTGTTTTTGATTTAATAAAAAGGAGCGGTGAAAAATCTGCTCCTTTTTTAATTTTGACAATTAGTAAAAATTACTATCTTTGAAAAAGCAAATCGGGACCATCAAATAAAACCCCGAAAAGAAAGCAAAACCGAAGGAAATTTCAATAACTGATAACTAACTTTTATGTTAAATGGCGCACAGTAATCGTTTTCTTTTTTTCCCCTCGCTTCGAGCGAAGATATTAGCGAAGATTAAAAAAGCAATTTCCAATGTTCGTGGTGAAAAATCCATTTACAGATTTCAAAAATCCCGTACGCCCCAGCAGCAGCTATCCCACCTGTTAAAACTAAAGTTTGGATATAGGCATTTCGATAAGAAATAGATTCTTCCCTGTTTTAAAATCGCAATGCTTTTCGGGGTTTTATTATAGTAATAATTACTACCTTTATGTCATGGCAGATTTGAGCACCATAATAAATCGTTTACAGAGTGTTGATGTAATGGAACTTGCCAAACAAGCTGCTGTGGATAGTAAAAAAGACTATTTATTGCTTCAGGTATCACAATTAGAACAAGGACAAGATTCACAAGCAAAACCAACCACATTAGACGGTAATCCTTTCTATCAACCAAGCACGATTTATCAAAAACAGCATTATGGTGAGGGGTTGGGCAAAGTAACCGATGTAATTACCTTGTATAATACCGGGAAAATGCATGAAAGTGCCGAAATGGACGTGGATGATGAACAAATTAATGTTAGCTTTAATGTACCTTACGCAGCAGATGTATTAGGACGGACAACGGATGTTATTTTAGGGTTAAATGACGAGAATAAAGAGGCTTATATCAACGGACCATTCAAAGCGGCGTTCTTCAATTTATTTGAACAACAAACTCAACTTGAAATATCATGATTTTATTCAAAAAGAAACCTCTTAACGAAAGGATTTATGTAACCATTTATGAGTTGCCTTTATCCGTTTTCATGGAGGTGGTTTGCGATAAAAATATAAAACGGTTGATAAAAAAGGGTGAAGGCGCATCGATGATTGAATTAAACGATACCTGGCGAAAAATATTCGAGCAATACGTGGAAGCGATAAAGGATAAGGGTACAGATTTAGAAAACAGGCTTCAACTCAGAATTGAAATGTTGAAATTGAAGATCAATAAAGTAAACAGTTGCGCTGTTTTTTTAAGAGGATATGCAGTTATTCTAAAATCGGGTAATCAGGAGTTAATTGATAAACTCGGTAATGTGTTAGAAATGGTGAAAATCATCAAAACAGAGTCGCAAACAAGAGGCGCTTTCAATATTGCTGATTTGGATCAATGGGAAAAAGATATTTTGATGGCAGAAACTTGCATTAAGCGTTATCAGTTAGAAATAGATGAAATGCAGTCGCAGCTTCAACTTATGCAGCCTACTGAAAAAAAGATTGTTACAAAAGAAATGTTTTTATCAACCTTAACCCGGATGAGCAGATGGGCAAAAGTTCAATACAGGCCAAGTGATATTACCGTCTTTGAGTTTGTAAGAAACTTGAACGATTGGAAAGAAGAGGTTGAACGTATTAATTCAGATAATAAACGCAAAGCAAATGGCAGATAAATTAAAAGATTTGGTTGATGATTCGGTACAGGCAGAACTCTCTAACCTTGCCAATCAACTAATACAAATAAGAGATTTAATTACGACAATCAATTCTTCAGCGAAAGGTTTTCGCATGGATCCGTCCACAGGAAACCAAAAGCAAGCAATCGATGATTTAACGAACGCTAACAATAATTTTGTTCAATCTCAAAAAAACGTTGCACAAGCTACTCAGCAAGTCGTGGCCGCTCAAAAGTTACAAGAGCAAACAACACAAACAGCCGCCACACGCATGCAGGGATTAACCGAGAATTCAAAGTTATTAAAACAGGCTTTGGATGATGTGAAAAAACAATTGCAGGATGGTATTTCCGCAGGAAAGTTAAACGCCGATCAACAAGAACGATTAGGTCAACAGGTTTCTGTATTAACAACGCTTGTCAATCAACAACAAAAAGGATTCAGTTCTTTAACGGCAGAAATCAGGGCAGGAGAAAGAGCATTACAAACCATGCGTGAAGCAGGGTTACAGAATACAACAGAATTTAAGGCGCTTCAATTACAAACTGCAGAAACAAGACGGGAATTCAACAATTTTGCCAAAGAACAAAGGATTTTATCAAGTGAAGCTCCGGCAATTCAGGCTTTAACAACAGCTGCTCGTGGTTTGGGTGGTGCTTATGCTGCCGGCGCCGGTGCTGCTGCCTTATTTGGCGATGAAAACGGCAAAATTCAAAAAGAATTCGAGAAGTTGGTGGCTATTATGACCTTACTAAAGGGATTGGAGGAGTTCAATTTAGCATGGCAGCAAAAAAATGCCATTGCAACTTCTATCAATGTGATGTGGAATAAAGCCTTAACGGTTGTGTATGGCGAAGAGGCTGTGGCTGCCTCTACTGCAGCAGAAGCAACAGGTGTTTTATATACCGTTATGTCTGCCGGTTTAATCTTAGTAATTGGTGCAGTGATTGCAGGCATCGTTAAATTAGTAAGCGTGTTTAGTGATTGGGCGCATGCAGAAGATACAGCAGCAGAAAAAGCGGCGAAAGTAGCGGAAGCAAATAAAAAAGTAACTGAAGCCATCAAAGAGAGAGAAGAAATTTACAAAATGGCTGCTGAGCAAAATAAAAAGGCATTGGAAGAAGAGTTATCCGCTGCGGAAAAATCAGGAAAGAATCAATATGAAATTTTAGCCCTCAAAAGAAAAATATCCGAGTTTGATAAACAGTCGGCTAATGAAGCTATCGCAAGAAATGCGATAAGTGCAAAATCATTAACCGATGCGAAAGACAAATGGTTCGATGCTGCCAATCAGGTAAAGTTTTATGCCGATCAGATTTCAGAATTAACAGCCAAAGGAGAGAAGATTCCCGAACTCTTAACCAAGCAATCAGAAGCAGCCGAAAAAAATGCTTCTGCTATCAAAGCACAATTTGATTTACAAAAGGAAATTTGGGATAAAAAACAAAAGGCAGAAGAAGAAATTGCGAACCAAGAAGCAGAAAAAGCAAAATTATCTGCCGAAGAACAACGCAAATTTGCGGCACAAGTGGCGAAAGAACGAATTGACGCAGCTATCCATGCCAACGAACAGATACTAAACAACGAAGCTTCCACACAAGCGCAAAGGTTGCAAGCTGAAAAGAACATTACTGCGGAGAATATTAAATTAATCCGTGCAGAAGCGGCAGAAAGATTGAAAGATCCATCATTAACGCCTACAGGACGAGCAATGGTGGAAGATGCCGCCAATGCAGCGATTGCAAAAGCAAGAATTGAGGGCAAAGAAAAGTTACAGAAGATTAATGATGATTACGCCAAACGTGATTTAAAGGCTTACTATGATTTACGCAATGCGATGCTTGAAACGTTAAAAAATACAGATCAGGATATTATCAACAATGAAGCCAATTCACTACAAAAAAGAATTGAAGCAAAAGAGAACGAAATCGGTATTGAACAACAATTAGAAACCAATAAATACCAGGAAGCGAAAGCGAAAAAAGGCTTAACCGATAATGAGTTGGTGGCTCTCGAAGCAGCACATAATACAAAGATGTTGGAGATTGCAGACAGAGGGGCACAGGAAATCAAGAAAATGAAAGATGATGCCGATAAAAAATTAATCGAGGCAGCTAAGAAAGCGCATGAAGCATTAATCAATGCACAGAAAGATGCGAATACCAATGATTCTAATTCTCGTGTTCGTGATCAGGCAAATGCATACGCTGCACTCGGACAACAATTTTTAAACGGTGAGATTTCTGCCAAAAAATATGCGGATGCAAAGGGTGAGTTAGATAGTAAATTTGCAATCGACAATATCAAAGCGGAAATCGAAGCCGAAGAAAAATTAGCAAAAACGTATGATGCAGGAAGTAAAGAAAGGTTAGCGATAGATGCGAAAGTTGCAGAATTAGGGAAAAAATTGTTTGATGCTGAAATAAAACAAGATGCAGAATTAGCGAAAAAGAAAAAAGATAAGATTGATGAAATATTACATTATGAAAAAGAGGGTGCAGAGTTGGTGCAATCCATTGTGGACGGTCAGTTTGAAAAAAGAAAAAATCAGTTGCAACACGAGATTGATTTAATTGATCAGCGAAAAGAAACAGAGATTGCAGCTATCAATGCATCAACATTAAACCAACAACAAAAAGCAGCGCAGTTATTAATTACCGAACAAACAGCCGCAGCACAGAAAGAAAAATTACAAAGAGCGCAACGGCAAGAAGATATAAAGAAAGCGCAGTTTGATAAAGATGCCGCCGCTTTACAGGTGGTGGCTAATACTGCCGCAGCAATCATGAAAGCGGTTGCAGAATTTCCACTCACAGGAGGTATGCCATTTGCCGCAATAGTCGGTGCAGAAGGTGCTATACAACTCGCCACTATACTTGCTCGACCTGTTCCAAAATACGCAGAAGGTACTAGTTACCATCCGGGCGGTTTGGCATTAGTCGGTGAGGAATACAAACCCGAATTAATTCAATCAGGAAGTCATTCTTTTGTAGTGGATAAGCCCACTTTATTAAACTTGCCTAAAGGTGCAAGTGTAACGCCGGAAGATGAATTAATCGCCAAATCGCTTGGTGTCCGAGATATTTCAAAGAGTAATTCTGATAAGGTTATTTATGATTTACAGATGCACCAAACATTAAAAAGTATTGATCAGGCAATCAGAAAACAAAAGCAACCTGTTATTAATATTTCCAACGATGCGGACTTTCAAGCGCATATTAATATGATGGTGAGAAATTAATTTTGCTGTTGATAGTAATTTTTACTATTAAAGAAAAATCTTTGTAGTTTTGATGTATGCTACCAAAGATTTTTTTATTTTTCTTAGTGGATACTCAAACAGGCAACTGTTATTACGTTGACACTAATGGAAACACACAAAAAGCATCGATACAACTCGGTTCCAATATTGATTTATCATTAAGCAGCAGCCCTGACGGATGGTTGAACACAGAACTTTCTTTTATTAGGAATGCGACTTATTACGGCATCAACCGTTCTTTTGCACCACCGATGAAATTCGTAAAAGATGCAGCGAATATTGTTCGTAATCTTTACTATAATGGCAGAGGAATTGAAACACCACTTACTTTAATCATTCTTAAATACAATGAGCTTCCGCAAAGCGGAGAGCCTTTATACAAATTATATTATCGTGGGCAATTAGATTTAACAAAAGCCCAGGATATGGTGGCAGAAGGGTTTCAGTGTAACTTAATGGAAGGAGGTGTTTTACAGTTATTGAAAACTTACGAAAACGTTGTTTTTGAAATTCCGTGCGATGGTTCTATTGTTGAAAATGTGAAAGCAAATTTAGATGGTTTGTTATTGCCCGATACATTTCATTATCAAATATCATTTACGCAACCCAAAGGCAACAATCAAACCATTCCTTGTTTCTTTTTATCTAATGATGGTGATAATTTCGGTATTGTACACAGTGATCCACAGGGCCAAGGAAACAGCGAAACAGATTTTATTAATACCGGCACCAACTTTATCTTTCAATCAACAGAAGCCATTACTGTAAGAATTAAAGGAAGTATGACTATACGACCTTATAATTCCTCTTATTTTGATTATCCTTTTGCGCTTCATTTAACCGGATCTTCTTACCCTTCAAAGCCAACCAAAACGATTTTATCAAACGTAAATGTTACGCAACAGCAAATCGTTTATTTCGATGATACCTTTGATTTAGATGCCAATGAGCAACTTTATTTTTGGAGTTCACACAACAATACTATTCATCCAATGGCTATCGTTGGAGGAAACTTTGATATTTCTTTTCAATCCAAAGCGCAACCCACTTCGCCGTGGTGTGTATCTGCTTACGATTTATTTCAGTTGTTGATTAAAAATATTTGTCAAGCTGCATCCACAACAGATCAAACATTTAATTATCAGGCTACAAGTCAATTACTGAGCGATAACCTAAATCTATTAATCACTTCAGGCGATGCCCTTCGTGCTTCAGGCGATGCGAATTATCAAAAATTCTTTTCTGATACGCAGCTAAACCCCAACCAACCAAGTAATAATTTGGTGAGTAATTACGGTCCGGTTATCAAAACATCGTTATCTGATTTCTTTAAATCCATGTCGGTTGTTTTATTCGGTGCACTTGGCAATCAACAAGTGCCAGGGCAAAGAGAAACCATCTTTTTTGAAAGTATGGGCTATGTGTTTAATCCTTCTGATACAGTGGTTGATCTTGGCGAAGTATCAAACTTTAAAGTAACTCCTGCGACAGATAAAATATTCAATGAATTGTATGTGGGTTATGATAGTCAGAATTACGATCAGAAAGCAGGAAAGTACGAATACAATTTAAAAGCCGGTTATGTGGCACCGATTAAAACACTTCAGAAAAAGTTGGAGTTGGTGTCAAAATACAGAGCCGACAGTTACGGAATAGAAAGACTGAGATCAAACATAAGTGGCACTTCTTCTACAAGAAATGACAATGACAATAGTGTGTTTATTATTAATGTAGATAGAACAAAAGCCTCACTCGATTCGCAAGTAGCTTCTTTTACTTCGCTTATTAACGATGTAAACAATGCACAAAATACAAATATTCGATATTTAGCCAATCGATGTGCGAATGGTGTAAGCATGTCAACAGTAGATGGTTCATATTTATCTATGAATAGCGATCCGTCAATTTTTGTTTTCGCTTATCCTGGATATTCTGCTTCTCAGCCTTTGGTGTTTAGTTTTTCGGGAACATTACAAGGAAGTCCTGCCAATGCATTAACAGGATTAGCAGCCGATTACATAAAAATATGCTTATACATAAATGGAACGCAGGTTTATTCGAGAACGTTTGATTCCACAAGTGCAGCCACTGCTTTTGCAGATAGTTTTTCGGTAACACAGAATTTTCTCCAAGGCGATTGTGTATATGCAACAGCGGAAACTTCTGTTGGTGGTTCTACAACGAATATGAATGCCCAAATTGCTGTTGGTACTGCCGGCGCTTATTGGACGGCTGTTGGTTCATCGATTGAAGTAGATGCAGGAACGGCAGAAGAATTAATTGCAATGCCAAATGTGACAGCGCCATTGGTAAGCGGATTGCCTGTTGTGAATTATGGTTTTCAATACTTCTTATTTGATAATATTCTTATCAATTCAACATTTAATATTCAGTTTTTAGCCACATCCGTCATTCAACAAGGAAACGGAGGAACATTAACTTACCGATTGTATAAAAATGGTGCACAAGTAAGAAGTGTTTCTGCAAACAGTAACCCGAATTCGCAAAATCCTGTTTCATTGGAAATCGATGATCAGGAAACCTTTGTTTTAGGCGATGTGATTTTCGTCATAGCTGATTCTATTGGTGCATGGTCGCAGGTGCAAAGCGCATCCATTGCATTTACTTCCACAACGATTACAAAATTTGCATTAAAACGTATTCAATACGATTCTTTGACAGGTGTTCCCAATACCTTACCCACAACAATTGAAGCAGGTGCACCGTATAACATCGAGGATTTAACGCCAAAAAGGATATTTAATAAATGGGCTCCATGGCTTGCAGCTTGTTTATATGGTCAGCAAACCGAAACCATTTATTTTTCCACGCTTACTAAAAACCAATACTTAAACACAACGGGAAATGGTGTTACGGTAACCGAAAATTCGGATGTATTAGTGCACAATCTCGGCAATCCATTGTGGCTGCCTTTCATGTTTGAATTTGATTTTAAAGTGCCATTGACTTTCTCGGATTTATTAACCGGTATGGCAAACGCACACATCAAATTCACTTATAACGGTGTGCCGTTTTATGCATTCCCGATGGAAGTAAAACAAAAAGCAGCACTGAATGACAAGCAAAGTGGAAAATTTATCTGTTCTCCGGCCACGAATATTCAAAATCTTATCAACCTTAATTATGACGGTTTAAACTTTATCAATATGCCACCAAATTCAATTTTTTGTCCGTTTCTTTCACCGGTTCAATTTGTTCCGGAAGGAAATGTTCTGCCATCAAAATACCATACACCCGACATGAATATGGCATGGTTCAGTGAACAAGTAATGAATTGGGTGAATCAAAATAATCATTGGCAACCTTACCAAATCGGCGATGCTATTCCATTGCAGTTTCAAACCAATGGTTTAAGCCCGGTAACGGCTTATTTATACAATTCCGCAGGGGCGATTGTTTCAACCGTTTCATTAACACAGACAACAAGTAATGCGGTGGCAGCGCCATATTATTTGTGGATTGGCTCGATAGATACAACAGGTTTGCCGGCAGGAAGTTATTATATAAGAGTAAACGCAGGTGGCAGCGGTGGTGCTTATATGCTTTCTGATGGTCTTTTACTTTGTACTTCTGCTTCTGATACACTTTTGTTTGAATACACTAATTCAACCAACAAACAAGCGATGATTTTTGATACCGGGTTCACAGGTGCAATCAGGGTGAAAGGATTCTTCGATAACAGAATGAAACCAAAATACAAGGGTGCATTTTATACAGATCAACCACAGGACATTTCTATTTTAAATGCAATTCCTTATGAAACAAGAGAATTGTGGATTGGATTGGACGATGGCATTCCTGATTATGTGATTAAAAAGATTGCTCGTGTAATGTTACTTGATGATGTAAATATTGAGGGTGTTGGTTATTCATTAGACGAGGGTGCAGAATGGGAAGAAACATTTATTGATGGAAATCCGAAAAAATATTGGAAAACAACGGTTCGGTTGGCTAAAAATATTGATGGCGTTTCATCAACAGCCACAGGAGGCAGCGGAGACACAGCGATGGTGGTTACTGTTGATGCCAATGCATTTGGTCCGAATGCAAACAACGCTGCTAATACAGCCGATGCAGAAATTATTCAAATTCAAACTTCTTAAAACATGAATGTAAACTTATCAATATCAGCCACGCTAAATAACAGCAGTAATCAATTCGTTATTGCTGCTTATTCCGATAAGGGGTTGACTACTTTAGTAGAGCAACAAAACCCAACGAAGCCATACAGCAATCCTTTTCAGGTAACGTTTACGACCTTATCGGCGAATATCATGTATTATTTTGCGTTGTGGGAAAGCCCCGATGGAACGGCGAGTGGAACGATACGTAATACATGCAATTTTCAACCTTCTTCGCAATCGGTTAATTTAAGAGCAGATTTGTGGCTGACTGCAGATGTAACAAGCGGATTTGCTTCGGGTAGTTCAGGTTATACGGATCCCACCAATTCTTTGGCCGGATGGGATTATGATTTACAAGTGCCTGGTTATGGCCCTTATCAGTCCGGAGTGGACTATACTTTAGACAGTAATAATAATTTTGCCCTTACAGGCGGTAATACGGTTCAGCCGGGGCAAAGGATGGTTTTGATATTTAAACCTCAAATTTCGCAAGGTGCGGCTTCTACACCGGCATTAATTACGAGTTCGGTTACTTTAACCACGACCACAAACCTAAACAGTACCTATAAAAACAAAGCCATTCTGTTACAGGGTGCAGCAGCTTCATTTATAGTGAATCTTCCTGCGTTATCCACCATGACCGATTTTGATGTGCTTTACTTCTATTCTTACGGAGGCTCACATAAAAACGTATCTATCCGCTGTTATGGAACAGATAAAATTCAGCGCAATACACAAGTAACAAAAATTGTATTGGCGCAAAATGAAGTATTAAAATTATTCAGGGTAACCATTTCGGGAACTTCTTATTGGTATGTGGATGGTTCTTTGCCTGGTCTCGATTCAGTTGGTCAGTTTGTAGAAACGTATGATTTAAGTGGGTTCTTAAATGCCATTCCATTAGATGGTTCATTGGTTTCACGTGCAACTTATGAAAGGCTGTGGGATAAGGTTTCTTCTTATGGTTCAGGTATATTAATTTCTGATTCTAATTTCAATAATGTAGATGGAAATGGCAATTATATCAACAAAGGATTTTTCACCACAGGAGACGGTTCTACAACATTCCGTGTTCCTGATTTAAGATTATATCCAACGAGAAGGGTAGTGGATGGAAGTGTAAGAATTGCAGGAAGTTTTGAAGATGAATTGGTGGGTTCACATGATCATACCATGCACGGACAAGGTGCTATTACCGGAGGAGGACACAGTTGGTATTTAAGTGCGAGTGGAGGCAACCGATATTCAGGTAGTGGTGGAGATTCTTTTGGTGGAGTACAAACAACGCCCGATGCTAATACACGAACAGGAAAAAATACTGCAACAGAAAACAGAACAAGAGACACAGGAACATATTTGTTGATTCGGATATAGTAAATATTACTATCTTTATTAAGTAAAAAGAGGATGATTACATTTTAAATGCAACGTTCAAGCCCCGATGGTAAAAGGGGCTTTTTTTATTGCATGCAAAATTTGTTAATAGTAAATTTTACTATTTGTGATAAAAACACTTAATTTTATTGCAAAATTCATCGCATGAAATTTTTTTTTAGCTTTTTACTACTTCTGATAAGTACATTTTCTTTTTCTCAGTATTCTCCCAAAGTCAATGGTGGTGCATGGTATAACAGAATTAAAGCGGATTCTGCAACACATATTACACGAAAATATTCTTTAGCCAAGGATTTAAAAGACAGCAGTGCAGAAATATTTGTTTACGGAGACACCCTTTATTTTGTTTCACATGGCAATATTTACTCTGTTAGTGGGGGAATGTCAATTGATACGACTTCTTTATCTAATAGAATAAACGCAAAAATTGACAGTTCTTATTTAACCGTTGTGCTTTCCTCTTATCTGCAAAATATTAATGGAATTGCAGCAGGTGGAGATTTATCGGGAAGTTATCCAAGCCCAACAGTTGCTCAGTTTAATGGTTTACCTCCAAGTTATTATTTGAATTATAATAATCTTACCAATAAACCAACAATTTCAACGATATGGGGTAACATCACGGGAACATTAAGTAATCAAACAGATTTAAATAGTGTTTTAAATCAAAAAGTAAAATATACAGACACTTCCGGTATGCTTGCTAATTATTTAGCATGGTTAAACAGTTTAAATGCTTCGGTTGCTTCAAACACTTCTAATCTTACCAAAATAAATAATGATAGTACCAATTGGAATACTGCATACAATAAAAGAATTTCATCCACTTCCTTATCATCGTCAACATTGACAATTACTTTAGGGGATGGTTCTACTGTTACCACAAGCGTTCCAACATTCAATCAAAATACAACAGGCAGTGCAGCATCGCTAACAACATCGCGTTATATCTACGGTAATTTATTCAACGGAAGTGCAGACGTTACCGGAACGATCAGCGATGCATATATTAATTCTGCGAAGATCACTGCATTGATTGCCGATAGTGTTTATCAGGCTGCACAGATTGCTTCATTGAATAGCAGTGCGCCGAATTGGAACACAGCCTACGCAAACAGAATTACAGGTTATTCATCGCCTTTATCAATAAGTGGCAATTCAATATCTATTTCACAAGCTTCATCTTCAACCGATGGTTATTTAAGCCATACGGATTGGAGTACATTCAACGGCAAGCAAAATGCATTAGGTTACACGGCTGAAAACACAGCGAATAAAGGTGCGGCGAATGGTTATGCTTCATTAGATGGTACAAGCAAAATACCTACTTCACAATTGCCTTCATTGGCATTAAATAGTGTGTGGACGGTTAGCAGCCAATCTGCAATGTTAGCATTAAGTAGTGCGGTTGTGGGTGATGTGGCAGTAAGGTCGGACAGTTCAATAACTTATGTGTTGAAAGCAACTGATTATACAAAGCCGTACAATTGGGTGCAATTACTTTTCCCAACAGCCCCCGTTAGTAGTGTGAATGGTTTGACAGGTGCGGTGAACTTAACGACAAACAATATTTCTGAAAGCGGTAATCTTTACTATACAGATGCAAGAGCAAGGGCTGCATTATCATTTAGTGCAGGAAGTGGTGCGTATAATTCGAGTACCGGTGTGATCACAATTCCAACGAATACCAATCAATTAACGAATGGGGCGAATTATATTACTACTTCATCATTATCAGTCACAACAAATTCTGCAAGTGGTGGCGGTGCATTGTCTTACAGTGGCGGAGTATTTACATTCACGCCGCCAAATTTGAGCAGTTACTTAACAGCTAATCAAACAATCACATTGTCAGGTGATATTTCAGGAAGTGGAACGACAGCAATTACAGGAACATTAGCTACCGTAAATAGTAATACAGGTTCATTTGGAAGCACATCAGTAGTTCCAATCATTACAGTGAATGGTAAAGGTTTAATTACAGCCGTAAGCACAGGAACGATAACGCCTTCATCAATTGGTGCAGCTGCTTCAAGTGGAAGTGTTAATTATATTCAAAATGGAACATCACAACAAAGTAGTAGTAATTTTTACATAAGTGGAACAGGAAAAATGAATGTACTTAATGTTTTGGGTACTTACAATTCATCTTCGCTTACTGCATCAGTTGTTACTTCAAATTATAATGCAAGGTTTAATAATGGCGGTGCGTTATCATTGCTTATTGGTGGTTTAAGTTATACAAATACATGGCTGCAATCTATTCAAGATGATGGTACTAATAATTTAAAAAATCTCGAACTAAATCCATTAGGCGGAACGGTGAATATCAATGGTTATTTGGCTTTAACATCAAACAACTATTCATCTTATGCATTGCCTTTGAGTGGTGGTACGTTGACAGGTAACTCTACTGTGAGTAGTAATAGTGGTGCAGCAGCATGGACATTATTTAATAACCAAGCTGATAATGTTTTAGTCAATTCGGTTTTTTCTTCTTTGAATTTCATGGCTTCAAATAATGCCCAAAAATCAAGTAGTATAAAAGGTTATGTAGGTGTTTATAGTGACCAAGTAGGTATATCATTTTGGACTAATAATGGTGGTAGTAATTATGGGGAAGCAGTAAGAATTAATTCTGATAAAACAACGACTTTTTATGCTGCATTAAGTGGTACAAGTGCATTGTTTGGTGATGCTCTAAATACAGGTCAAACTGCACCAACTTATAATGTAGAATTATCCTCTAATACAGGTAATCCCCTTTTGCATTTTTCTGCACATCCATCATCAGGTAATTCACCTCAAAATGTTGGTGGAATTTATGCAAGCGCAGCAGCAGGATGGGTTAGTAATTTAGATTTTTATATGAATAGTAATTGGGGAAACCCAACAGTTCACGCTATGAATATTAATTCAAGTGCTGGCACTCCTTCAATTACAATGTATGGTGCATTAAGTGGCACAAGTGCTACGTTTAGTTCAACAACATCATCATCTTCTTATACAACAGGTGCATTAGTAGTTAGTGGTGGTGTAGGTATTGCAGGTGCGGTGTATGCAAATAGTACAATGAATGTATCAGGCTACTTAACTGCATCAGGCGGTGCAGGTACATCAGATATTCGCTTAAAAACAAACATTGTTTACAATCCTAACATTTCAATTCTTGACAGCATTGACTTCATTCAGTATAACATGAAAGATAATCTTTCACGGTTACGCTATGGAAACATTGCACAACAAGTTGAAAAGTATTATCCCGATTTAGTGCTTACAAATGACAAAGGAACTAAGGCTATCATGTACGATGATTTGCAGAATATTGAAATACACGAACTGCACGAAGAAGTGAAAGCACTGAAAAAAATGGTTTATGAATTGCAAAATCAAAGATTGATTGATATAGCCAATAAGGATTTAAACAAAATGAAAAAGTTAGCAAAATGAAAAAAATACTTTTATCAATAACAGTTTGCCTTTCATTATTGGTTGTTTTTTGCGGAAGTAAAAACCCAACGAATAAGACAACTGATTTGTGGGCCCCCCTTGCATCAACTGATTTTTTTACTTATGCTCAATTAAACAGTGCAGTCGCTAACGGTTATTTTACGGCAGTTACTACCGTGCCAATCAATAACAGATTTGTTACAAGAGATAGCCTTGCAATGTATTTATGCTTAGGTTCTAATACTTATTATTCATCATTGGTTTACGGTCAGTATTGCAGCAAAAGATGCGTAACGGCAGGAACGCCATTGACACATAGCGGACAAATGTATTACCATACCGACTATGATATTTATTGGGGATTCACCACAACAGACAGCGCATGCAATCATCATGGAAGTACATATACAACAGTTTATTGGAGTGGAACATTTGGAAACGGAACAGCATTGTATAACGACCTATGCGGACAGAATGCAGTTAACGCATACAGCGGAGTTTACTTTTACATGAGTGGGCAATATTTCACATTGAATACGCAAAACATTGTTGCAGGGCTTACAAATTGCAGCGGTGGATTAACAGATACTTACCTGCACATTTCATCCACAAGCGGAACGACAACACCTTCATGCGTTGTTTCTGTTTATTCAGATGCAGGCAATACAACATCAACCAATATTGCGAATGCATCGGGTGGATATATAACCGTACAAGTAACATTTTCAGATCAATACGGCGACACACAAACAGCAAGTGGAACAATCAGCAACGGTTCATCAAGTGTAAGCATCACAGGCAGCGCATTTGGCGGCGGTGGAACATTGAGCAGTGTTAGTATAACAGGTATCACAGGCACATCGACAAGTCAAAATTATATATCAAACTAAAAACCAAACAACATGAAAAAAACAATTTTCACAACTGTATTATTATTCGTAGCAGCATTTTCTTTTGCTCAAAAGGATTCAGTAAAAGCAAAGCAAGACACTACAATTCAAATCAGCATGTCATTAGATCAATTTCGGTTATTGCTTTATTCAATAGATCAAAATATTGACAGCAAAAAAGTAAGTAAAGACTTGCTTGAATTTTTACAAAAAAGTGCAGCGATTAAGCAAGACAAAAAGGAAAAACCGTAAACAATAACTAAAAAATATTCAACAGCAATGGAAAATCAGGTTACTAAAAAGGAAATAGAAGAAATCAACAAAATGTTATTCAAAGTAGTGCAGGCACAAGAAAGAATTGAAGCTGCATTGGTTGGAACTTCTTTCACCAACAACGAAGGATTGGTGCATAAAGTTGCGGATCACGAAGTAAGAATCAACAATGTGGAAGAATGGAAACTGAAGAATGAAACACTGAACGCAGACTTAGAAAAAAGAGTAACGAAACATCACAGTATTACGGCTGCCATTGCTGCCGCTATTGGTGCTATTGCAACAGCGATAGGACTTTTCTTTTCAACCAAACATTAATTTTTAATCAATAATCAATAATATGAAAACAGTAAAATTTCTATTGGTGGCTTTATTAACCGTTTTTGCAGTAACAGTATTTGCACAAGACAGTACATTAGTAGCAGCGGCGCAATCCGGTATTGCAATGGCTGAAACTAAGTGGCCATTCGTTGCAAAAGTGGTGGCTGCATTGGCAATCGTTTCTGAAGTTCTTGCAATTATTCCAAGTCAATACGTTCCGGCGAATGGCGTATTAGACATTGTGATAAAATGGATAAAAGCAATTTTCGGAAAGAAATAATTACAGGGGCTTAACTGCCCCTTTAAAATTTATTCTATGCAAACATTCAATCCAAACTTTATAAAATTATTGCGTGAGATACTTGCATTCATTGCCTTTGTATTAATGGTAAGCATGTTTTTTTGTTGCTGCATATCGCCTGCAAAAAAATTACAGAATGCAAAACAGTTAGTGCTTACCGATAGTGCAACCTTTCGCAGTGTTGGCGTAAAGTTTGTTGAACTCAATCCGTGTTCAAATGAAATACACTTCAAAAGCGATACTGTTTACTTGCATGATACTACTATGCATTTTGAACATTATACTGACAGCATTCATCATACTGATACAGTGCGGCAATACATAACCATTACCAACACAATTAAAGTGCATGACACAGCCACAGTAATTGACGGACAAAAAGTGAAATTATTAGAGCAAAGCAACCAACAAAAAGAATTACAGATTGCAGCAATTAACCAACAGATCATAGATGCACACAATGCAACCATAGCAGTACAAAAAGAAGAAGCTAAATGGAAATGGTTGTTTTGGGGATTGCTGATTTTGTTATTGGGTTTTTCTGCATTCAAATTAATTAAAGCCTTTACCCCTTCAGGTAGTATTGTTTCAACAGCCGAAAAATTAATTAAATGAGTGTAAAAAATGCATATCCGGAAAAGCCGGAAATACCTTACAAGAAAACATCAGTAGATATGCCGACTGTTGTGTCCTATATTAAAGGACTTAATTACCCCTTAGAGGTAAAGCGGTCGGTTTATTCGATATTTAGAATAGAGAGTGGCAATGGCAGTAAAGGAGTGAATAATAACTATTGTGGAATCCAGGCAGACGGGAATCGAATCGGTGGATCTTTTGATTCAAAAGTAGTTGCCACCTGTGTAACGCCTGAGAATATGACAGGCAAACAAAGAAGGTTTTGCTGTTTTAAAGATTTTACATCTTCAATTGATTATTTAGCTGCAAAGGTTCAAGAAAGAGGCCTTTTTATTGGTGGTGGCACAAATGATGAATACAGCCATGTCGATCACATTACTGATGCAGATAGTTTGGATTTGGCGTATGTGCAGGAATGGGTAGAAGGTGATGCAAATGCTAAACCCGACCGTGACGAACTAAGCACGATGGAATCTATTTATAAATCATCACAAATCGCTTTAACATGAAAATAGTAAAATATACTATCGCTTTATTAATGCTTTTTTGGACAAATTATGTCCTAAGTCAAACTTACCAACTTCAATATCCCGGTTACACTTCTTATTATAATTACAAAACGCTTATTCCTGATTCGGTGGTTTATTTCTGCCAACCTCATAAAAAAGTAGCCGATAGATTAGCCGGATTTCACGCTTCAGGTGATAGAAAAAATTTAAGCAAAGATTACGAGCATTCCGGTTATGATATTGGTCATAATGCCGATGCAAGTGATATGAATGGAAATGCAACTGATGAATACAATTCATTTGACTTTATAAATACTTACCCTCAGTTACCTAATTTAAACCGTATTACCTGGCTTGCACTTGAAAATTATGTTAGAAAAATATGCCCCTGCAGGGTAAAAATAAGTTGGAGCGGAATTGATAAAATCATTGGGCCCGACAAGGTTGTTGTACCTCTTTACTGTATTAAAGAAATATGGTGCCGAGGTAAATATGAAAAATATGTGATGCCCAATAAAGACACGGTAAACCGGCATTCATTTGATTATTATAAAACCAAGTAAAATGAAAGAAATAAAGGCTATTGCCACAAAGACACATTCAATGGTTTGCAGGATAGACATGGAGATGAAAAGTAAAGATGAAATTTGTTTTTTTCTTGCTAATGACTTGCATTTAGATCATCCGAAATGCAGGCGTGAATTACTCAAAGAACACTTAGATGAAATAATGAGGCGCAAAGGGTATATTCTATTAAACGGCGATATTGTTTGTGTGATGCAGGGAATCAGCGATAAAAGACATAACAAGTCCTCAGTAAGACCGGAGGATGCCACAGATGCTTATTTTGATAGTGTGGTTGATAATGCGGCAAAGTTTCTTTTGCCTTATGCAAAACGAATTTTATTTATGGGTTTCGGAAACCATGAAACGGCCGTAATAAAAAAATTAGAAACCAACCTTTTACAGCGATTGGTTGAAAAACTTTATTTTCTCACGGGCCATAGAATTGTGCTCGGAGAATATCATGGGTTTATTTACATCGTTGCAAAATACAGGGGCAATGAAAGAATATCCAATAGATCAGCACATAGCTACACCTATAAAATTTATCACAATCATGGAGCAGGCGGCGATGCACCAATTACACAAGGACGAATTGAAGACAGCCGGTTACAAATGTATGTTGAGGGCGCAGACGCAATTTGGACGGGTCACAATCACAATAAATATGCAGGACAGACAGGAGTGATGTACTTAGATACCAATCCCCAAAGTATGGCTGCAAAGATTCGTATTATTGATGTCATTCGTTCAGGAGGTTATAAACAAGAATACACTGGCCATGGATTTCATATTGAGAAAAGAGGCGCACCTAAACCATTGGGAGGTACTTTTTTGAATCTGCAGCTTATTAGAAATGGAAGCGTAAAGAGTTTCCTTTCTCCTAAAGTGGAACCAACCTGGCATGAAGCAATTGAAATATGATGCTTCAAGACCATATTGATAAATTAAACCCATACCAACCCAACCTTGTATTTATTGATACTATGAAAAAAGCAGATTTTAATGTGTTGCCACCAAAAGAAAAAATGAAAATAGTATTAAGAGAGATTGAAAAAAGAGAAGCGGATTTAAAGAAGTTAAAAGAAATATCCAGGGGATTGGCTGAAGGTAAAAATGTTATGATTAAATGAAACTAATTCGCATATATAAAAGAGGAAAAATCATCAATCCACAGTTGTATGAGCGATTGAAAGTTTTAGATGCTGAGGTTTTTTGGGGTTGTGGCGATGAATTCAAAAAAAATAGAGATTAGTGGGTAATCGTTGATAACAATAAAATCATTGCTTATTGCGGTTGTTGGTATTCAGAAGGCGTATGTATGTTTTGCAGGGCATGGGTGGCACGTTCTTATCGTGGAAAGGGATTACAAAGAAGAATGATTAAAGCTCGAATAAGGGCTGCAAAAGAAGTTTCAAAAGTGGCAATTACTTACACAACGCATGATAATTACTTGTCTGCAAACAATTTGATTAAAGAAAAGTTTTTATTGTACATTCCTCACAATAGTTATGCAGGAACAGATAAATTGTATTTCAAAAAATTACTAAAGTAGGTTTTTCTCATATGCAGTTTAGTTTTGGTTGTGGACCGGGTTTCTACCCGGTCTTTTTATTTGCAAATTTCTCCATCACGGATTTACTGAGCATTGAATTATTGATGCGATAATAAATCTTAACCACTTCAATTGAATCTCCCATCAATTCCGCTGCTTCTTCAATCCTAAATCCTTTGCTTGCAAGTAACATTCCGAAAGTATGCCTGCCGCTGTGTACTTTTATTTTTCTGCTTATGCCGCAGAGTTTGGCGATTTCTTTCACGTTTGTTCGCATCGTCTGTTCTGTTATTTTTAAAGGTTCACCATTTATTAAGTCGAGAATATTTTTTAAATCCTCAAAAATCGGAATGGAAACAATCTGTTTGTTTTTCTTGGCCCGGATGGTGAGCATATTGTTTTGCACCATTTTACTTTGATCGAATGCGTACAAGTCAGAAATGCGATAACCGGTATAACACGAAAGCAAAAAATACAATCCCGATAATCTAATTGATTGAACAGGTATTGTTTTTGTTACGCTTAAAAATGTACGGATTTCTTCTTCAGTTAAGTATTCGGGTATTTTCTGCACATACTTGGGATTTTTGTAGGCACTTAATTTATTTTCAATTAATCCGAGATGAGATGCTTTATTTACGATGGATTTTACTATCTTAATATTGGTAAGAATAGTGTTTGTGTCTAATCGCTTGCCGTTGTAATCAGGAAGCCGCAGGAAAGCCTCAAAGTTCTGCAGGAAGGAAACATCAATGTCGGAAATCAAAAGCCCTTCTTTGAACGCTAATAGCTTTTTCTTGACAGAGAGATAATGTTTTATTCTTCCCTCGCTGAAATTGTTTACTCTTAATATTTCGGTTACAAAACTGTCAACCGTTTTGGAAGGTGTAAAGGATCTGTTTTCAATGATTGCCTTTAATTGTTCTTTGGAAAGATTGTCCGTAAACTTTAATGCATCTATCAATCTCGATTCAATGCCGGTAATTTTTGCTTTCAAGTTAAAATTGATGGCTTTAGCGTTTGCGTGTTTTATAATCTCACCATTTATAAATTGCGATTTACTTACTTTATAATCCGTCTTACCGTAAACACGAATATTATTATAAGTCAATTTTATTTGTATCGAATGCAGTCCTTCTTTATTTGCTTCGGGATGAAGAATGATTTTAATAGAATAACTCAT